TCAAAAAATAACTTCACATTACGATTCTAAATCATCGTACGAACATCAAATTTTTTTTTAAAAATGGCAAACAAAGATTTATTCAAGCAAGCTATTGCTGAAGCTAAATCTGTAAGAGAAGCCGCTATTGCTAACGCTAAAGAAGCTTTAGAAGAGACTTTAACTCCTCATCTAAAAGATATGTTAGCTGCTAAACTTCAAGAAATGGAAACCCCAGAAGTTGAAGAAGAAGTAGTAAACGAATCTGAAGAAGTAAAAGAAGTTGAAGAAACTGTAGAAGAAGCTAAGAAAGACGACGACATGGACGAAGGTAAAAAAGACGACGACATGGACGAAGCAATCGAGGAAGTATCTGAGGAATTAGAAGAAGTAGAAGTAACTGCTGAAGAAGACGAAGCTGAGGATGATTCAGAAGAATCTGAAGACGAAGCTGACCTAGACGAGCCTGCTGAAGAAGAAGAAATTGACGGTGACGAAGATATTAGCAAATTATCAGTTGACCAATTCAAAGATATGATCAAAGACATTATCGCTCAAGAGGTAGGCGGAGACGCTCCTGCTGACGATATGGATGCTGGTGATATTGAAGGAATGGGCGACGAAGCTCCTATCGAAGAACCTGCAATTGACGCTCCTGAAGAAGGTGAGGAAGAAATCGACCTTGACGAACTAATTAGAGAATTAGATTCTATCTCAGAAGAGGAAGAAGTTGAGGAAGGTAAAAAGGACAAAGAGGATAAGATGGAAGAAGAAGCGTTAGAAGAAGATACTAACAACGAACAAGATGCTACTGCTGATTCAGCACATCACAACATTAACAGAACTAATAAGAAGTTCCCTAACGGAGCATCTCATACTGTTAGTGAAGAAGTTGAAGAAGGATCTGACCTTAACCAAGCTTTAGAAACTATCGAAACTCTTAAGAAAGAACTTAATGAAGTAAACATTTTAAATGCTAAATTACTTTACGTCAATAAGATCTTTAAAGCTAATAACCTTAGCGAGTCTCAAAAAGTAAACGTTATTGCTGCTTTTGATAAAGCAGAAACAGTAAAAGAAGTAAAATTAGTTTACGAAACTGTTGCTGATAACGTAGGTACTAAAAAAGAAACTACTATCAAGGAACACAAAGGTTCAGCAAGTAAAGCTACTGGAACTACTGCAAGTAAGCCAGAGCAAATCGTACTTTCTGAAGCTGTTCTTAGAATGCAAAAATTAGCTGGAATAATTAAATAACAAATTTTAAAACTTTAATTCAATCATGGAAATTAATTCATTATTAGAAAGCGCTAACGGCTACAAAAGCTTACAAGCTGATGCTGATAGACTTGCTGAAAAATGGTCTGCTTCTGGATTGCTAGAAGGCTTAGGTGAAAAAGAAACTGCTAACATGGCAATGATTCTTGAAAACCAAGCTAAGCAAATCGTAGCTGAGGCTAACACTAACAACGTTGGTGGTGCAAGTCACGGTGGAGGTGCTGGTGAGCAATGGGCTGGTGTCGCTTTACCATTAGTAAGAAAGGTATTCGCACAAATCGTTGCACAAGATTTCGTATCTGTACAACCAATGAGCTTACCTTCAGGTCTAGTATTTTACCTAGACTTTAAATACGGTGATACTAACGGTGGAAGAACTGACGGACAGAACATGTACGGTAACGTAACAGAAGGTTCTACAAAGATGGTTAAGGATGCAGATCCTTCAGGCGGTCTTTACGGAGCTGGTCAATTCGGATATTCTTTTAACGAAGTATCAAAATCATTAGCTACTTCTACAGCAACAGCATCTGTTGCTCAAGTAGGATATGACGACGACTTAACTGCTGCTACATTTACAGCAGTATCTGTAACATTTGCAGGATCAGATAATATCGACGGAAAAGCTGCTAGATCATTTAGATTATACTCAGGTTCTTCTGACGTTACTACTAACCCAGAATTAACTACTATTTCTGGTAACGTTGTAACATTCGTAGTATCAGGTTCTCTAGGTGCACAATTCAACGATGACCACGATGGTATTTCTTCTGCAGCAGATTTAGGTACTGAAAAAGTACTTTACTCTGTACAGCCAGTTGAAAACGACAGAGGTGACTTTGAAGCTACTGGAGCAAGAGCTGTAGAAAACCTAGCGATTCCAGAAATCGATGTTAAACTACAGTCAGAGGCTATCGTTGCTAAGACTAGAAAGTTAAAAGCACAATGGACTCCTGAATTCGCTCAAGACCTTAACGCATATCACTCAATCGATG